CACCTGGTGAGGTGTTCCAGATCAGTGATCTGTCGCGAAATTTTCCGACTAGCATTGGTACAAGCCTTTTCCCCGGCTTGCCCCCAAATGAGGAATTGTGCAGAGAAGACCGATTAGTAATACTACTAATGCACCATGGTCCATAGGGGCCCTTGTAAACAAGGGTCCCGTAATGGTCATGAGCCTTAGCCATATGACCACATTGGCGAGGGTAGGGTACTCTCTAGGAGTGGAAGGATGACATCTACGGGAAAGCCCCGGTTTACGATGCCTGAAATCGCTCCAAGTCTGATTGCACAGTCGAACTATTCCCCCCAGTAATGGGAAGAAGATAGTTCTTGTACCTGTGGATCCTTTCATTATCCATAGATGAGACCTTGGTCTCAGCCTACAGACTGAATAATCTGTAAAACCTACATTTAATACATTATGAAAATACACAACATATTAAACATACGCTTACATCTTATTACTGATTCTCACTTGTTCCCTGCTTGTGTGATGTGGCAGGTAGCCGGTTTCTCCGGTATCCACACTTCACGTACGTTCCAAACAAGCTCGGCACTAGGAGTGCCAAATCTCCGACATCCTCTAATATGGAGGGTCGACTGGACTTTGGTCCAGGCTGGTCAATACGCTGTTGTGGATCCTGAGACACCCCTCTCAATCCTCTATCTTACGAAAAAGGAATACTTGAAGCTGGTCGGGATAGCCCTATCAACTGATAGTACTTTAATAGTATTGGCGTCTCCATATGACTCTCGCCCCAAGGATGAGGTGATAGAAGCTCCGAAACCTGAAAATTCCCCCCCGGTGAAAACCGTTGGGCACGCCATCTTCTGGCGTGGGATGCTTAGTCGTATGAGTAGGTCTTATAGAGCATTCCTCTCTAAGGGGTCCAAGATGTTCAACTCCGCTAAGTTACCTATGTATCTTAGTGGATTGGTTAAACGCTGGTCCATGGCCTTAGGGCACTGGGCCGGATTACCGTTAACTACTCAGACTTGGTTTAAAGATATAATCCAAACACTTCCTCACCTGCAACATGTACTTAAGGTACAAGGTACAACTGGTCTGGTGCTCAGATTGAAGAATTCCATGCTTCTCATCCAGCGTTATCTTGCTAAATCTCCTGGCCACTCCCATACTTTCGGGCATCCTGTGGCCTTAGCTAATGGTCTTCCTCGGTGGATCCCTCTCGGTGGTCGTAATGCCATCCGGATGGGTTCACACCGCGCAATTCGTTTCTGGTTGAGTGTTTGTTATCTATACAAGGTAATTGAAATGCCTCATAAGATTCTAAACGCTCTCAAGTCCATACAACAGCCACCTTTCGTTGCAACTGCAATAGAGGTGGTTCTTCTCTACTCTTATCGTCGGTTCCTTCGGCTTATTTTTGTGCCAAAGTTCCTCGGAGGAGTAAGGGAGATTCCTGAGGAGAAGTCCTCAGGGGTTGTATTTGCCCCCGTCAGTGCTGGACCTAACGGTGCCCCTGCTATTAATAAGATAGCAGAGGACGCCGCGGCCCTTACACTTGATTGGGACAAGAACGAAACGTGCGAGGAGAAGGACCAGAAGCCAGGGTCAGGGTCTCTTACATCGGATTCAGGGACGTCAGTCCTCTACAATATCTGTAGGGTCGCTAACGTCTTCTGGATGAATCTTTCCGCCCAAGATATATTTGATATTGGGCGGCCGATGCTTGAACACCTTGAGGAACGTCGTGTGGAGGCTACGTGCCCGAAGGAGGAACCGAAACCGGTTCTTCACTCTCGGGTGCATGTCCTAGGTGAGCCGGCCGGAAAACTCCGGCCGATCGCCATCATGGACTTGTTTACGCAGCGTGTTCTTAAGCCTTTGCATGATGATATCTACAAAGTTCTTAAAACACTTCCACAGGACGGTACACACAGTCAGTCCAAACTTATGGCGTGGCTGAAAGATCATGCAAGTAACGCGTGGTCTGGAAACACTTGGTCTTCTCTTGATATCTCTTCCGCAACTGATAGTATACCTACAATCCTCTACAAGATTTTACTAGAGGAATTGTATGGTGGTACTCCGGATGCTGAGGAGTTGGCCTCTGCCTGTATCGATTTAATGACCGACAGAGATTTCACTGTCACAGTCGATAAGTCGGTTCAGGCACCTGCCAAGCTCTCTAATTCTCTACCCGCTACTGTGCGTTATACCCGTGGGCAGCCGATGGGCTGCCTTGGGTCTTTCGCACTCCTAGCTCTCTGGAATCATTCATGGGTTCAGTTTGCTTCCTGGTTAGTGACCGGCCGGGTGATCTTCAGTTATGGGATCACAGGTGACGATGTTGTAATCAGTGAACGCAATCCTTCCGCGCCAATAGGTGATAAATATGTCTCTCTCTCGAATTACTTCGGGATCGGTATAAGTAAACCTAAATCTTTCGTCTCAAGCACCCTCTTCAACTTCCTTTCCAGAATATGGTATGGAGGTCTAGAGGTTTCCCCTGCTTCACTCCGAGAGGATATGCACGTACGTGATACATCTTCTCGGGTTCAGCGTTCCCTTCGATTGCTCGAAAGGGATTGGTGGAATGCTAGTGGTGATGGATGGCTCGCGAAGGCCGTGAAACAGTTCCTATATCCAGCTGAGTACCTGATCGCAATGAATCACATGCGAAAAGGCAAGTTGGATGGGTTAGGATTACGTGCTGTGCTCGGTTTCATGAGTCCCACTCGCTCTATTTCTAGAGCGTTTGGGTTGTCATTTGCGCCTATTAATGGCTGGCTGTCTGCTTTCGCAGGATCAACCAGTCTATTAGCGCGGGGCGAGCTTGTACGTAGTAACACTCTGTTTCCGAGTGGTTCTAAGTCTAGTGACCTTTATTACCTGTATCAGGAGTTCGCCGATTGTCTTTTACGGCGTATTGCTGAAATAGGTCATAGGAATTCACTAGTCCTAGGACAGTACCGGACATTCGTGAGTTACCAGGTATCTGGTCTCATGTCCGGTGCTGGACGCTTTTTCCTTCCGACGGCTGCTGACTACCTGGCTAAACGCACAGGCGACGCACGCTGGTTATATCCTGCCATTGAACAGGGTTATAATACGGTTGGATTGGTGTCCCGGTTAGGGGATCAATGGTGGCTACCACAAAATATAGAGAGTTCGATCTTGAAGTTATTCCAGTGGTTAGAGGAATTCCCCCAAGCTCGGGATTACTCAGACTATGAACTGTTCTCGCATCAGGCTAGTTTATGGCAAGCTACGCGTATGACTGGTGAACGCGAGTTCAACCAGACAGAACGTCACATGCTATCCTTGCTTTACCTTATCACCCAGACTACTAACTCCTCCGTATCTCTCCAAGTTAACCCGCGAATGGCGGACTATCTTGAGAGAAGATTTCTGGATAAGATGTTAGGTAGTACTGTGGGTGCAGGCGTCGAGTAAGTGGATGGGCGAACCCAGTCTCAAAAA